ACATCAACAATATTCATAAGAACATAGTTAGGTAAATAATTTGATTCCTTAGATATATTTTCATGAACCTTTACAATAAGGTCATAAATAGAAGCATCAGTTATTCCACTTGCTGCGGCTGTGAAAGTATCAGCATAAGTATATACACCTTTGATTTCAGGAGCTGTACCCGAACCACTAAATAAAGAACCGTCTACTTTTGATTCTAAATCACGCATCAATTTAGTTTGGATTTCCCCAGCAACAAATTTAAAATCTGCTAACATTTGACGTGAAACTTTAATCCATTCTGCAACAGTTTGAATCGAAACAGATTTTTCAATCCATGACATAGCGCCTTCACCTTTTAAAGAGCCTTCAGTTTGCCACGCTGCACCGTTAGTGTCTAGTACATATTCAATCCATCTGACAGTGCCACCCATGCCTTCGCTAATTGTTCCCGTTGGAAATAATTGTCTGATTACATTTCTTGCTCTGGCTAATAAACCAATATTTTGGTCTCGTACTGCTAATGTAGAGCAGTTGTTAATACTGTTGCCTTATCAATTGAAAACTTAATAGATTCATTTGATGTGCTAGACAAAGACTTTAACTCTTCTTGCTTTTCAGCGAGGATAGTTTCAAAAGTTCTTTTATCAACTGATTTACCATCTTGCAATAGCTTATTTAATGCCATCCCTTGAGCTTCCATTGCTTTTTGAAGTGTAGCGATTTGCTCTAAATTGGATTTGTTAATATCCTCTTTCAATTCTGCAATTGCTGCCTTCAATTCTTTTGTTGAGTTTTCTTTTAACTCAGTTTTTAAAGCATCTAATTTCAACGCCTTGCTTTTGTTGAGGTCGTTAAAATACTTAACTTGCTCCTCCGTTGATAATTTTCCTATATCTTCTGGAGATAATTCTTTGAAATTGTCCATTTCCTTATGAATTTAAAATGTTAATAATTACTGATTTACTTATTTTTTGAGTGCCCTCTGGCGGCTCTATTGTTTTTGAAGTGCCTGTTTTGGCGGCTTCATTTACTTCTAGTGTTGGTGTTATTTTATTACTGCCGATTGGAACTGCTGAGCCCTCAATAATTTTTGCCTCTTTAATTGCCCAAAAGTAACCCAATGCCTCAGCATCTGACTTATTGGCAATAGTATCATAGTATTTCTGCCAAACGGCAAACTCTTCTTTATAATCTTCGTTGTTAACAGCTAATTCCATTTTAACATATCTCATGCTTACTGAATGATTTTGTACATTACCATCGGCGTACTGCTTGAACATATATAAATTTCTATTACGCTTAACAATTGAATCAAAAAATAAAACTTGTGTATCACCGTCCATTTTATAACCTAGTTCTTTAAAACTCATGGTTTTTACACTAGTTTTTAAATCTTTTCCATCGGCAATAATCTTATCAAACTTAAGTTGATGCTCTTGTATGTGCATTATCATTTTATTCTCTTTAAGCGACTTATTCCATAACCCCTTGATGTGTACATCCCCATGAGAATCGAGTATATTTGTTGTATTAATAGCCGCTTTTACTTCTATTTCATTAATATCAGTTACGTCTATAGATGATTTACTAACCATTTCACCAGAGTTAGAATCTAATGAAGCATAAATACAACCATCGGCATACTTAATAGCTGCTTTCTTTTGAGCTATCAATGTAGCTTTATTCCTTACAATCTCTTCTATAGTCATTTCTTTATAGTTTGATTTGTTTTAATAATCTTTTCCTTAGCCTCTTTTAGCTTCTTAATATCTTTATCAGTTAGTTTATTAATCATTATAATATCTCTTTTAATTGGTCTTTATATTCTTGAAGTGTAATTGCACCGTCTTGAAATGCTAATGATAATGCGCTAATCAAGTTTTTTAATGCTATACCTTTGTTTTTTAAATCCTCTGCAAATATAGATAGGTGCGTGAAATCTACCGTTATGTGGTACGATTTATCATCTAATCCCAAATAAGTATTCAAAGCATTGACCCACTCCTCAGCCTCTGGTATAACAGAATCTACATAAGCCGCTTTTATTGCTTCTTTTTGATTCTCAAAAGTAGTGCCTTTTACCGTTGGAAATATCTCCCGCCTTAATTCAAAAGCTCCTACTATCTTATTGAAATCATCCTCAATCTCTTCGAATAACATCAATTCTTTTGGATTCATTGCTATTCGTTGGTAGTTCAATGACATATTCGTTATTAATAACTGCCATTTAGATTTGGTTAAGCCGTATTTTTCATATTCCTTTTGCAATGCCTCTTTTGCACCTTTTTGAAATGGAGCGGATTGACCGATTCCATCCTTTAAGGCATTGCTTAATATCCCTAAAGCACCTCTAGAATAAATCAAAGTACCTCTACTTTCATAAGCTCCTTTGATGTTGTACAATGCCTGACTTAATGAATCTAATCTTCCTGTCGCTACTACTCCTTTTTCAACAACAGGGTTATTAATCTGCAATATATCAGTTGATGATATTGGTATTGTTTGCCCGTTATTGGTGTATTTATAATCAAACAAAGGCTTTTCAGTTGTTAAAAATAACGGTGTTTTTATATTCGTTGTTAATTCATTTGGTAAATCTAAGAATAAAGGATTAATACTATTTAATTGTTTTGCCGTACTTGGTTTAAAACCCAAAGGATAATTAAAATGTAAATATTCATTCTCATATAATTCTCTGAAAACCTTAGTTTGCATTAGAAACTCTTTAGCCCCTTGGTGCCAGTTTGGTCTATTTAATAATTTAGCAATAGGATTTGATAAATTAACAGGTAATTCAGTTTTTTTTGAAACAACTTGAAAATTTCCATTACTAAACATCTTAGCTTTTTTTGCTATAACTTGGTATAATTCTGGAATAGATAAAAAATAATTCAAGGCTTGGCGCTTAGAAATAGAACCACCCGAACCAGCCATAAAACCATTCAAAAAATCTACAGGTATAAAGTCAGTAGCCCCGAAAGTGTTACTCTTATCAATAACCTCAGCTTCTTTTGTTTTAAAAAAACTACGTAAACCCATATAAATATATTTATTTAATGCGCCAAAGATACAAAAATAAATGACTTATGTCAACTTTTTTATTGAGGAAAATCAAATTAATGAAAAACCTAATTTTATGACCTCCTGAAATTAGCCATTACATTATACCTTGCAGCATCCCAACCATGGTTAAATTTATCTAAAGGCTCATCTGTTTCAATGCCCGAAATAATCCTATAGGTGTAACTTTCCTGTTCTTTTATGAAATCTCTATTTTTGACAATATGAATTTTATACGAATTTATAAGCCCAATACCGTATTTTATTGATCCGTTGAATTTCTTTATAGCATAAATTGACCCCCCTAATATATTTAAGTCTGAAATCATTGCTGGGCTTGCTGAATCTGCAAAGATAGTTTCTTTATCAATACCTAAAGATTTTAGTACAGGAAATAAAACATTAGCATCTGCCGTAGGGGCATAAAATAACAATTGTAAATATAAATTATTGCCTAATACTCCAGCTTTAACAATTGCTGTAGGGTCTTTTGTAAATCCAAAATCCATACCATATCCTATCAACTCAACAGTACTAGGAAAATCATCAATCCATGTAACATCTTTGAAAATTAAACCACTCCTTGCCATTCGTTCGCCTAATCCGTAAACCTTCCACATATAGTCATCTGCTGTACCTTGCCTTTTATTCTCAGGAGTAGGCTCATAACTTTCTATTTTGTGTTTTTCAGCTGCTGAAATGAACGGATTATCTTTGTAGGTGCTTTTTAAAAATGTTACATCATCTCTAGGAATTACAGAATCGTAAATATAATGTAATGAGACACTAGGATTATAATCAAACCAAAAGAATTTTCGACACCGCATTTCTGCTTGGTCGAAAATTGACTGTGATACATCCAAAGCCTCATTTATCCAAACAAAATCAGCACTGGCTCCATGAAATTTACTAGGAGAATCAGCACCCATAAAGTTTATTTTGTGATTGAAAATTTTAAAAGTGCTGATTTCCTTAGACCGATTGAAAGGATTATCAAGACCAAAATCATCTAATCGCCTCGAAAAATCATCGTATAAGGTAGTCTTGAAACTGTTGTATGTTTCTTTTATTATGTTTATTGTTAATGGAATTTCATTATTGGCGCATAGAAAAAGAATAAAATCAATGCTTGAAAAAGTTTTACCGCTGCGACTTGACCCCTCTAATACACAACCTTTTAATCCATTTTTATATGAATCAATTAAAAAAGTAAGGTTCTTATTGTATTGTCTAGCCATCTGGGAAAATGTTTTTTAAGTCTGCTTTTGATGTACCTATTTCTGCATTCACTTCATTCCTGTCAGTCCACCCGTGATTATTTATTAATACAAATTTTGTCATAGATGGATTTAACTTATCAAAAATACCAAATTTCTTGAGCTTTAACTCCTGAATATCCTTTGCTTTCTGTAATAGATTAAAAAACGAAGTAAATTTATGAGATAAATAAGATGTTAAATAAGTGTCAAAATCTTGATTAATTAACAGAAATTCCTCAAAAAAGATATTTTCATCTTCTTCATTTAACCAGTTTATTAAATTATTACCTACTTTTAAAGCTCTTTCCTCAGTCCATTTTGTTGGTGGCTGATAATCTTTACTGAATTGCTTCCCTTTGCCGTTATGATATGCCATTATTTAAAGTATTTATTTGCAAATATAGTAAAAAAATCATACGTTGCCAA